ATTTCATCTGTATGTATTCTTTGGTTAGTTCCTGTACATCCTAAATTTTTCATAGAATTTAATACTTTGTAATTTTTATTTTGATAAAATTTTACCCATTTTGTTTCGACAAACTTAACATCCTTTTTTTCATATAAATAATCTGTAAGTTTAATATATTCAGTATCAATAAATTTAATAATTTTTTTTGAGTTTGAATCATTGTTTTTAGATTTATGTTGTCCCATCCTGTTATTAAAAAGCTGTCTAGTTATTCCAACATAAACCATTTTTTTTCTTTTATTAACTATTGCATAAACACAATGATGATAACCATCAGCAGGACTTCCCATATGAGTACATATATCATCTATCCAATTATTATTGAGACTTATATTATATGCTGAACCGCTTTTTCGCATAAAGTCAGTTCTATTTTGATATTTTTTTGCTTCGATTGCACATCTTTTCTTATTCCAGTATCCCTTTGGTTTAATTTTGCGAGTCATATGTCTTGTTATTACCTCTCTATAACCCTGTCTTATTGAGGATAAATATGCACCCTTTTGTTCTTCTCTAAATTTTTTTAAAGAATTGTATGACATAGCTAAATTTTGCAAAGAATTATAATCCCATTTAAATACACCTCCTCTTTTTTTTGTTTTAGTTTTATTGGCATCCTTCTTCTTCTTCTTAAATATCTTATCCCAATTATCATCAATCTTTTTCTTATCTTCAGGTCTACGTTTTGACCCTTTACCACCATGCCAGTTAGACATAATCAACTCTCTGTATATTTACTGATTTATCTAATTTACTTAATAGCTCTTTTGCTCTTATAAAATCATTAGGAATACATCTAAATAATTCCTCAATACTAAATATCATTATGTCTTTCTCATCTTTGTGTATTTTCTCCAATACAGGTTTTTCAGAATCAGTATCACAAACCAGTGCTGTTTTGTTATCAAAATTAAAACACCTAGCATTAGGTTGTATTTGTATATAACCACTTTCCTCACATTTAATATTTAATTGCTCATAAGCTCTTAACATCATTTCAACCATTTGTAGTTTCTTTTTTACAGGGTCAGAGAATAAAGAATCTTTTAACATTTGTTCTGCTCTGCAAAACTTAATCTCAAACTGAACACCAACCATCTTAAAGATTCGTTTTCGATTACCCCACTTAATACGAGTATCAACTTCATAAAGTCTTAATTCTTTTAACTTTTGTTCTAAAGTTTCTTCTAAATATGTTTTAACTGGTTTGGTCATAATACTCGAATCTCATAGTGGTTTGGGTTGGTTGTATTAGAAATACAAACCAAACCAACCAACTTTTTGTTGATTTTGCTAAAAAACCAAACCAAAACCAAACCAAAACCAAACCAAAACCAAACCATATTAAAATACATCATTATCCCATTTTTTTGATTGATAACCCTGTTGTTCATTATGATGAATCAAATCAAGCTGAAACAACTCTCTTAATCTAGTTGTCATAGTTTTAGGATTTACACCCATAATTTCAGCTAAAATTGCATTTTTAACCCAAATATCTATAGGTCTATCAGGATTTTTTTCAAGCTGATATGCTTCTATGGCTGCGATAGTTTCTGCTCTTACTGGTGTTAAATTAGTAACTTTAGGTCTTTCATCAGTCAATGCCAGTACGCCTGATGTAACACCATTATAGCCAAGCAACATTAATTCTTTAAATTGAAAATATAAATCATCTATTGGCGTTCCATCTTTAACTAATGTTTGTTTCAAGGCTACCATCATTGCCTTATCATCACTGTTTTTATCTCTTTCAACCTTAAATTCATAATCTAAAGCTGCTGGTAATACAGAGCTTCCTCTAGCTCTGCCATTAGAACCATGACCTGTATGATGCACAATAACCATAGATGCTTGGAACTCCTCTTTAAGCTCATCAATACGTTGGATAAACTTGTTCATGTCCTCAGTGCTATTCTCATTGAGTCCATAGTTTCTAGCCAAAGTGTCCACAATAATCATGCCGACATTCCCATGCTCTCTTTCTATATCTCTACAAACCTCTTGCAACATAGCAAATTCAGCATCATCACCTATTCTTGAACCCCTGTTAGATATCAACAATGGTGCTTTTTCCAAACTTCTACCATAGAACTGCTCATAGGATTTTATACGCCTAGCAACAGCAGTATGACCCTCACCAGCTAAATAAAGCACTGTAGATGGTTTAGTATCAAATCCATAAAAATCTTTACCTGAAGCAATAGAACACGCCATAGCAATAGCTATAAATGACTTACCACTCTTAGGAGCACCAAATATACTTGTAACTGTAGCTCTTTCAATACACCTATCTACCAACCAATCAGGCTCAGTCATCTTTTCCATAATCTCATTGACTGTTTGAAAATATAAAGCACCTTTTGGTCTTTGCACTTCATTAGCATTGATGTAGTTTTCTAAATCTTTTGAACTTTTAAAATAACCCCTTTCATAAGCATCATATAAATCATCTTTTTCATTAAAATCTGCTGGTGGTTGTATCACCTTAACTTTGCAGTTATTTTCTTTTAAGTGCTTAGATAATTCACTTGCACACTTCATTCCTACTTCATCGTTATCAGGAAATATCCAAACATCTCTTTTATATATAGGACTCCAATCTGCCTTTTCCCAACTATTAACTCCACCATGCCAAGTGCATGAATCATAGTCCCAAATGCTTTCACAACCCCTTAGAGCCTTCTCACCTTCATTAATGATAATAGGCTTATCAGGGTACTTATTAGTATGATAAATAGGTAGTAAGCCTTCAGGTCGCTTCATAGACCAACTGCTATCAGGATTCAGTGTAAATGGTGCGTATTTTTGCTTTATAAAATGTCCTTCAGGAAATCTTAAAACCATAAAGTTATCAGCATACTTGACCTTCACAATAGCTTGCTTGTAAAGGTCAATCATCTGCTCACGAGAGAATGACCTAGCATTACTTGTAGCTTTGCTTTTAGGGGGAGTAAAGCCACTTAATAAGGAGTCATTAGAATGTAATGCTAAGTCATAACCAAACTGTTTTAGAACTGTATTAACATCTTGATTCAGATGTTTAATTAAATCTATTATTCCACCACCAGTATCATCTTCAAAGTTATACCAAGTTCCAGTTTCAAGTGATAGAACTAATGAACCCTTGCTACCCCATCTAAATTCCTTAGATGAGGTGCTAGTAGGTTCGCCTAATAATTGCTTTGCAACGTCAGGTGCTATTCTTTGCCAATCAACTGATTGCATCAGAAAGGAATATCATCATCTGACAATTCATTCTGATTAACCATCTCAGCTACTTTATCGCTAAGACCATCATTAGGACTCTTAAATGTGTCCTCTACTGGTGCTTCTTGTTCTAAATACCAACTAGGTATTACAAATTCAGAAGCTCTAGGTGCAAATTTAGCAAAGCTAAATGTTAATTCAGAAGAATTACCCATGCCAACTTGAATAGGTTTAGAACCCTCAAATTTAACTACAGGCAAACTTGCAGAACTAGCATCCATTTGATTCCAAAATGTAGCTAACAAGCTATTAAATGCACTAGACTCAGCATAAGTGAATCTTTGCCATAAGTAAGCATGTTGTGCTCCTTGAGGAAACACCCAAGCACTAAATGCTCTTTTATAGTCATCTGCTGGTTTAGGTGCTACTACACCAAATTTATCATCCCAGTGATATTCAAAACCTTCAGCTTTTGTATATCTTCCCCATCCTGATTTGAATGTTGAAGGGTCAAGCTGTAGATATTGAAATTCTACTGGCGTTTCACCATTAGCAAAAAATTGCTGATGTGATGTTTTGAAAGCAAGATATACTTGCTGACTCTCACTGTTGGAATTTGTCATTCCACCCAATATGTCTACCATATTTTTTCTCCATTAATGTATTGTTCTATCAATACTGTTTAAGTAATCAGACTCTAAAGATGCGTAATTGCGTTCTTTAAAATCCTCAAAAGTTTCATCATTTATGATACCTAAGTAATCACATGCTGCTGAAACCCTTTCATAGGCGTACCTACAAAATTCTTCAAAATCTTCTTCAAGTAGATAGCTGTTTAAATCCATCTGCCTTTTGTAAGATTTCATCTAACCTTTCACATATTTCTGATAGTGGGCAAAGATATGTACATCCCCAGTTTGGTGCATCAACAGATGTAACCAAGAATAAAGGAATCACACACATAATGTCTCTTCTATCATATTTATAAATTAGCAAAGGTATTAAATTGTCTCCAGCACTCTCTACCGCCTGTTGCCACCACTCATTCTTATACATGGTCTTTTTACCACCAGCTTTATATCTTTTACACTCAATAGCAAACTTATCCCAATAAATGTCAGCCATGCCTTTAGTTTGATACTGGTCAAGATTTCTTTTAACCCTAGTATCTAATCCTTTAGATTCAAGAAGAGTATTAATCTTGTTGACCATAACCCTCTCAAATGCTGCACCTTTATTTCTACTGTTTACCATTAATCTAACTTATTTAAAATATATATTGCTGCTATAACACTGATGATTCCAGCTATTGCAACTAAACCAAATATCCCTGCAATAAAATATAGAATCCAGTCAATCATTGAAATCCGTCCTTACAACTCTGCCACTTTCATATTGTATTTCTCTATAATGCTCTCCAGCTCCTTTCTGAAAGTAATACATCTTGATTGACTTATCTAATCTTTCAGCTTCTAACTCTTCTCTACGTTTGTCTACTGCTGCTTTATTTTGACCCATTCTTATTCTCCTTATAAGAACACATGCCAAGTTTCAGCAATAGCTGAGTAGCTGATTCGATATTCATATTATTTGTGATTGCAAACACTTTGATGTCCTTATGTAATTCTTCAGGAATCCAAAGTGCCTTTTTTGTTTTTTCGTCCATAATGACTCTCCACTTTTTATATTAATATTTATTTGATAATAAAGCTAGAACTTTATTACCTACTTCTCCAAAAACCCTTATACTAGGTTCAAGGGCAAAGGATAAACTCTCCATAAATCTAAATACTCTCATGTATCTATTTGCCCTTTCTATAAAACCAAATCAACAACATTAGGACTATTGTAGATAGTAAGAGGTTTACCTTTTTGATATTCCTTATACTCTCCTAAATAGTTCTCCATCATTGTCCAGCCAAAATCTATTTGTTCTTTTGTGATTCTAAATACTTTAGAAGCATAAGGATGTACTTTCTCTTGAGCTATAAACATAAAGTCCTCTACATCATAGCCAGCCATCAATAACCCTCTTCTATACCAAGCAGCTTGCATGTCATAGCCATACTTCTTAACTGACTTGTTAAAAGCAAAAGGTTCGCAAGATACAGTAGTTTTATAATCCACTATAACTATCTTGTTATCTGAGTTAGGTTCATTTAAGGGCGGACAGATTAAATCAGGTCTACACTTACAAAGAACATCATCCTCATACCAGTAGATGCTTGCTTCTGCTATCTTGCCTTTAGCATTAAGATAAGCATTACCTTCATACACCATGCTCTCCTTCATGGCATGTATTATCTCTGCTTCTGATTCTTTTAGAACAATGAATCCTTGCTCCTCATAGTCAGCCTTCTCTTCTTTATATGCTTTTGTATAAGGTGAGCCTGTAATGACCTTAACCTCTTTATCAAATGCTTCCTGACCCTCTACAAGCAAAGCATGAGATGCAGTACCAAATTTAAGATTAGATGAGCTTTCTTGTTTATGTTCTATTGCATGAAGCTGAGACTGACCAAACCTTCTGATATAACTACTGCTAATTCCTACGCCAGCATGGTAGTCCTCATTAGGTATATCTTTGTATATAAGTGCTTGTCCTCTTTGCTCTGATGCAAAGTTCTTTAATGATTCTATTTTCATCTTGCTAACCCCAATATGTATTTAACTTCATCTAGTGAATCCCTGACCTTGTATTCGTCTTCACCAACTTCAACAATAACTTCACTAGTGAACTGGTCTTTATAGAAACCACTGATTGCTCTTGGTGGGATATTTAATTCACCACCACCCATTAAATTAAATGTTACATTCATTTTCTATTGTTCCTGTCGTTGATTAAAAGTGCAGCACCATAACAAAGATATGCCATAGCACTTAACAATACTAATGCTTGTAATTTCTCAATCATTATTTACTCTCCTTTTTTATTTTTTTATGTAGCTTATAAAGCTCTTTTGTATACTCAAAATCAGATTGCATATCTTCCCAAATCTCATCCTTGATTTCTTGCTTGATAGAAGCATCAACTTTAGTTACTAATTCAAACTCAGACTTCTTAGGAATCCACCATTGATGATTCAATGATTTGTATTCAGGAGATGGTTGAGCTGAGTCTTTCCATCTCCATTGAATAGCACCATGTTTTGTATTGCACATTAGGTTCATTATTTGATACCCCACTTAGCGATATATTCATGGTCAGGTATGCTCTTGTCGTAGTAATCTTTTTGCTTTAACAACTTATTTAATCGCTTTTCAATATACTTACAAAGAACTGCCTTATCATCTTTTTGTATCTTTTCTGAGAAGATGCAAGATTCAAATAATATTTTTAGTTCTTCAATATTGAATCTTCTAATTTCTCTTTGTATTTTTTCAGGTAGTCTAGCCATTACTTCCTCTCCTTAGTTAATTTAACTTTATGCCCTTCTGCAATTAATCTAGCCCTCTTACTAGCCATGTAAAATAAGTCGCTAGTCTTGATAGCAACCACCCAGCCTATACTGGGTAGTTGAACTTGTAGTGTGTATCTAGTTGCTGACATTATGCTATTACCTCTAAATCTTCTTCAGTAAATGTATAGTTAGGATTATTAATTGCACAACCCTTCATATAAAAATCACCAAGAGATTCTATAGATTTATATAAGTCTGATAAATCAGTAGTATTACCTTCATAACCAAGACATACAGTTTGTGAATCATTCATAAAACACATACTACTAATCATTCTTGCTGAAGGTTCTTTAGTAAGTGCAAAGTTGGTTACATAGTTTTGAACAATTTTGCATGCTTTTTTATACTTTGCTCTATCTTTAGTTCTAATTTCAAAATCAATAAGCACATCTCCATCTCTTGTCATCATTGTATCTAATTCGCTTTTCATGTTATTTAACTCCTTATTTTTATTTAACATACTACCCATTTTATATAAAAATATATAAATGTAAACATTTATTTAAAAATATTTTAATTTATTTTTAGGTGCTAAATTATAGGATTTAGAACAGGAACTGAGCTTAGAGTAGCAAGAGTTTCTTGCAGAGAATCTAATTCCATAGATTCAGTGATAGCCTTTTTGTCAAAAGTATAATAATTTTGTGATGATGTATTTGGTTTAAACATGATTCTCTTTTGCTCATCATCAAAGAATACAAAAGCCAAGATATCGCAATGATAGTTCTTGTAAGTTTCAGATTGTGACCTTGAGTTCTCAGCAGCAAATACAAACTTCTTTTCTTTGGTTGCCCTTCTGCTTTTTACTTGTACTGTATATTTTGACCGCCCAAATTCAGTCAGCAAATCAGCAGGATGCTTCTCTTGAGTTGGGTAACAAAAGTCTGCATATTCAAGCAGAAATGTTTGTACTAAGGATTCACCTAAAGCACCAAGTCTAGAATTAGCTTGATGTTGGTCTGATGTCTTTCTTGGCATTTTGACATAAGGCTAGTTGCCTTGAATTATAAGCTGCTCTGTTTGGGGTTTGGATTGCATATTTGCTTCTTAATACCTCTTCACTTGCTTCTAACCAACAACCCATCTCCATCAATGCTCTTGTTTGTCTAAAATTCATAAAACCTGTTATACCCATTTGAAATGTCATATCCACACAAACAAGTTGTGCTTTCTCAGGGAATGTTCTCCATACATCCCACATCTTATCTAAGTTGGCTGTCACTCTTTTGATATCATTCTCTAAAAGATATAGTGCTTCATCTTCTGATATACCATTATCTTGTAAGTTCCTACCAATTCCAATTGTTAATTTGTCCTCAGAACATTTATAAGGAAAAGTCCTCATGCCCTCATGTTTGAGCAACATTTGTTTTACATTGTCTAGCATATTATTTTTTGGTTTTTTCGTATGTACGTAATGTTGACATGCCAAGCATAGCCATAACGATTGTAGATAGTTGACTAAAATCAAACTCAGGCGTTTCAAATTGAATCCCATTAACTATAAGAATATATTGTATTACAGGTTCTAAGATAAAATGATAAGCGAGTGATAGACCGCAACACCAACCAATAAATGGCCGCCAACCTGAGACAAATATATTATTGTGTTTTGCTTCAACTTTATTTACTTCTAATTGTGCTTTGTTAAGCGATATTATTTCTTTCTCAAGTTCATGAG